GCGCGCGGCGCGCAGCGTCTCGTCCGACCCTTGGGCCGCCAGCCATTCCCGCGCGACGTCGGACCAGCTTTTCCACCCGAGCGGCGAATAGAGCGCCGAGAGGTGGAAGCCGATGGCCTTCGGATCCCTGGACACGGAGGTCGCCCGCCATTCTCCCTTGGCCAGCATTTCGGTCTTGTGGTGCTCGGCGATGGGCCGTTCGCATCCCTCGCAGTGATAGGTGGCGGTTTCCGGTCGGTCCTTTGCCCAGCGCAGCCGGTCGAACTGCAGCCACTGCATCGCCCCGCAATGCGGACAGGGCACGAAGTAACGCCGCTGGTCCGATGCCTCGAACTCGCGCTCGATCCGGCTCAGCCCCCGGATCGTGGGCGTCGAGACCATGAACACCTTGCGCCGGTGCGAGAAGGTGGTGGTGCGGGCTTCCGCCAGCGTAACCGGATCGCCCTCTTCGTCGGCCGAGGCCGGATAGGCGTCGACCTCGTCGAGAAACACATAGCGCGCGGGCATCGACCGCAGGCCGGTGGCGCTGTTCGCCCCGGTCAGCACGAGGATACCGCCGGGGAATTCCTTCGACAGCATCGAATTCCCGGCATCGCGGGATCGGGCCGGGTTCACCCGATCGCGCAGCGCCGGGCTGTCCGTGATCAGTGGATCAAGACGACCCCGCGACGTCCGCTTCGCCAGTTCCAGGCTCGGCAGCACCGCGAGCATCGGCCCCGGGGCGTGATGGATGACAAAGCCGATCCAGTTGTTGCCCGCTTCTGTGGCGCCTACCTGCGCGGCCTTCATGAAGGTGATGCGCTGCGCCGGATGGCCGGGGGACAGCGCATCCATGATCTCGCGCAGGTAGGGCGCGCGGGCGGTGCGATACCGCCCCGGTTCGGCCGCGCCCCGCGACGACAGCCAGCGATGCTGATCCGCCCATTCCGACACCGTCAGGTTCGGATCAGGCCGCATCCCCTGCCGCCAGACCCGCAGCAGGTCCTCGGCGCCGTCGAAGCCGAGGTCGAGACCTTCGGTCAGGTCATTGTCGATCAGGTGATCGTCACCCGAGGGAAACCCTGAGGTCGGCGAGGGCGTCGAGCTGTTCGCGGACATGGGCTTCCAGCACCCTCTGCATGATCGCGGTCTCGATCGTCACCGATGCCCCGGATTGCCGTTCCACCTCCGCCATGATCTGCGCCGCCATCAGCGCGGCCACCCGTCCGGGCCAGGTGACCCAGACGTCCCGTTCCTGCCGCGCCAGGCGAAACACCAGCGTTTCCGCCCGCGCGCGGTCGACCAGCGCCCCCTTCTTCTTCTGGACCGCGATCTGCTTGTCCTGCGCGGCATAGACCGTCAGCAAGGTGCGCGCCTTGATGTAGGACGAGGTCTCGCCCGCACCGCTGGCCAACCCATCCCCACCCAGGCTCCGCCGCTGCTGGTCGGGGTCCGTCATCTCGGCCCGCCGCACATCCGAGGCCGCGGCATTGATCGACCCGTCGTCGTAAACCACTAGCCGACCGTTCTTGCGCGCCTTCTGCACTCCGCCGCGGGACAGGCCGGAATGGGCCGCATACTCGCGTTCGCTCATGCCTTTCATGGCGCTGTGATGCCTATCAAGATATTGAAAATAAACAGGAAAAGACAATCATTCCCGTTGATTGTCTCCCCCTCCGGAGTGACTCTGTTCCCATCAACAGACCGCATCGCGCCGATCCCAGGAGGGCTTCACCATGACCACGACCACCATCCGCATCGACTACTCCACCCTTCCCGAGGGGTTCGATCTGAGCCGCCCGGACGCCATCGCCGAGGTCATCGAGCAGGCGTTGCGCGAAATCGGGATCCCGGCCGAGGCGTCTGACGTCCTGTCGCACCTCAAGATCGAACTGCCGACCGCCCAGCTGGGTGCCACCAGCCGCACGCTGGCCGAGATGCGGGTGATCTGACCGGAGCGATCAGAAACCACTGATATTGCTCCGATTTGCCTACGATCATTCGCCCGACAGAGCGATGGTGTTCGCACCGGAACGATGCAACTCACCGAAGGATGCCCCGCCATGACCACCCGCCGCGCCACCGACAATTCCAAAGCCCTCGACGCCTTTATCGCCGCGAAGGCCGAGATCGACACCATGCTGGAGCGCCTGAAGGCCCTCAGCGACGACCACTTCGAGACCCACCCCGACGAGATCCATTGGGGGCATGTCGGCACGCTGAAGCACTACGCGGGCCTGCTGCGCCAGATCACCGACAGCACCTTCAAGGAAGGCGAACACGCCGCCTGACGCGCCCACACCGCGCGATGGCCGCCCCGTGCGACGACGGGGCTTGCCTCCGTAGAAGGCGCGCACACCGCGCGCCCACAGCGCCCGGAGGCCCCGATGACCACCCCGTCCGACACCCAGTCCCTGATCCTGTCCCGCGCCGCGACCCGGCCGGGGAACCTTGTCCTGCCGCTGCCCGAAGGGCTGGTCGGCGCCGCCGCCAAGATGGTCGTCGGCAAGATGATCGCCCGCGGCTGGCTCGAGGAGGTCGAGGCCAACCTGCGTCGCGGCGAGCCGATGTGGCGCGAGACCGGCGACGGTCACGGGACCACACTGATCGCTACCGAGGCCGGGCTTGAGGCCATCGGGATCGAGCCGCTGGCCGCCAGCGCTGTCGCCAGCGCGCGGAAGGCGAAGCCGAAGCCGGAACCGGTGCGGAAGCCCGACGACACCGGCACCGCGAAGCCCGTCGCCATCCGCGCTGGCACCAAGCAGGCGCAGATTATCACCATGCTCCAGCGCCCCGAGGGAGCGACGGTCGCCGAGATGGTCGAGGCCACCGGATGGTTGGCGCACACGGTCAGGGGCTCGATCTCTGGTTCCCTGAAGAAAAAGCTGGGTCTGCCCATCGCAGCGGAGAAGGTCGAGGGCAGGGGGGCGGTATACAAGCTACCCTGATCAGGATTGCACCATCAGAACCTTCTGGCACTCGAACCCGCGCCGACAGCGTTGCTGATGTCTTTCAGTTGCGCGGCCAGCCATTTCCCATTTGCCATCCTCTCTCGGACTCGTGCGCGATGGATGTCTGGGGAGGGTGGCTCCTTCCTGTGATGCCGCCTTGTGTTGCAGTACCAGCAGGCAGCGACGATGTTCGCAGCCACGTTGGCACCGCCGTCAGAGCGTGGGTGCAGATGCTCCGCTGTGCAGCGGAGGTACTTCCGCATGGCTGGTGCCCGGCAGATTTCCGGCTCGGCATTATCCAGCTCCGGATCCCACATCGGCAGGTCGCAGTAATAGCACCGGCCGCCCTGCGCCAGCATCTTGGTTCGACGAATATTCGACAGCTTTCCCATCCAAGGGGTCTCCATTCAACTTCGTGAGAAGCGAATGCGCGGCGCCTTGGAGGGGCGCTCCCCGGCGGGAAGCTTATGCTCGCGCGAGACCCGATCGTTCGTGGTTCCGCAGTCCGTACAACGATGCCGTCAGGGTTTTCACTGCCGACCTGAGGGGGCTTATGCCGCCGTCAAAGCTCATTTCTGAGCCTTCGTTTGGGCGAACGGTAGAGAACTGCGGATTTCCCGTCAACGGAATCTCTCGAACAGCCTGCGCAGCACATAGCCGCGCACCAGCGATATGCCGGTGAATGCCAGGCCGATGGCCAGCTGATCGCCCAGCGTGATGTGGATGCCGAAGACTGGAAACACCACGATCTGCATTCCGACAGCGAGTGCATAGCCGACGATCACGTTGGTTGCAGCCTCGACCAGCGACATGCGGCGGGACTGGGTCATGCGCGCATTCTCGACCGGCGCGCAGGCTTTGTCTCCGCCTCGGCTTCCTTGACCCGGCTGGCCTTCCTCCCCGTCGCCAACTCCCACCGCCGCACCGCCACGTCGCAGTAGACCGGGTCCAGTTCCACCGCGCAGCAGCGCCGCCCGGTGCGTTCGGCGGCGATCAACTGGGTGCCGGAGCCGCAGAAGGGTTCGAACACCAGGTCGCCGGGGGCGCTGAAAGCCTCCAGCACCGCCTCGACCAGCGCCACGGGGAACACGGCCGGATGCGATCCGGCCGCGCCAAGACCGCCCTTGTGGCGCATGATCCGGAACACGCTGTCCGCAATGCGATGGCTCTGGATCGCGTTGCCGTAGCCCGTCTTGCGGTGGACCGTGCCGTCGGCCCCGCGCAGGCCGCCGCCGCCAAGGGTTTCACCCGCGTGCTTGCTTTCGACCGTCTTGTTCGGCTTCCGGGGCTGGCGGTTGAAGTGGAAAATGAACTCATGCGACGGCGCCAGCCGCCCGTTCCAGTCTCCCGGCAGGCCCGGCCCCTGGTCCCAGACATACCAGCCGAACCGCCGCCAGCCCTGCGCGCGCATCCAGTCAACCCAGCCCTCCCAATAGGGGAGCCACTCGCCGTCGCGATGGACGAGGCCGAGGTTCACCAGCAGCTGGGCATCGGCGGTGACGGGTGCTGCGGCGAAGACGCCTTGCATCAGCGCATCCCAATCGCCGACCTTCTCCTTCTCCTTCGCCGCGCCATAGTCGCGTTGCTGGGCATAGGGCGGGGAGGTGACGAGGAGCGAGGCCTGCGCGCCGTCCATCAGCCGCGCGACCACGGCCGGGTCGGTCGCATCGCCGCAGATCAGGCGGTGATTGCCCAGTGCCCAGAGATCGCCGGGCCGGGTGATGGGCTCGGCCGGGGCCTCGGGGATCGTATCCGCGGTGTCATCGTCGATGGGCGCGTGGTCGTCGGCATCGTGCAGCAGAGCGTCCAGTTCATCCTCCGGGATTCCGATCAGCCCGAGATCGAAATCCTCGGCCATCAGGCCCCGCAGCTCCTCGAGTAGCAGCGCCTCGTCCCACCCGCCCAGTTCGGTCAGCTTGTTGTCGGCGATGCGGTAGGCGCGTCGCTGTGCCTCTGTAAGATGGCCCAGCACGATGACCGGCGCCTCGGCCAGCCCGAGCTGGGCTGCGGCCAGGATGCGTCCGTGCCCCGCGATCAACTCGCCGTCGGCGGCGACAAGGCAGGGGACGGTCCAGCCGAATTCGGCCATGCTGGCGGCGATCTTCGTGACCTGGTCGGCATCGTGGGTTTTCGCATTGCGGGCATAGGGGCGGAGACGGGCCAGGGGCCAATGCTCGATCCGGCCGGGCAGGAGGGGCGCGTTCATGCGGCGAGCCGCTTTGCCTTGAGGGAGGCGAAGGTCTCGCCGGTCTCCGCCAGCACGGCCTCCTGGCTGGTGAAGGACTGCCAACGTTCGATGGCGACATCGACATAGGCGGGGTTCAGTTCCACGCCGAGGCAGACCCGGCCAGTGGTTTCTGCAGCGATCAGTGTGGTGCCGGATCCCATGAAGGGCTCATAGACCGCCTGGCCGGGGCTGGAGTTATTCAGGATCGGCCGCCGCATGCATTCCACTGGCTTCTGCGTGCCGTGCACCGTGTCGGCATCCTGATCCCGATTGGCGATCTGCCAGAGCGTCGTCTGCTTGCGGTCCCCGGCCCAGTGCCCCTTGCCCTTGGCGCGCACCGCATACCAGCAGGGTTCGTGCTGCCAGTGATAGTCGCCGCGGCTGAGTACCAGCCGGTCCTTCGCCCAGATGACCTGCGACCGGATGGCGAAGCCCGTGGCTGCCAGGCTATCGGCAACGGTCGCCGCGTGCAGCGCCCCGTGCCAGACATAGGCGACGTCACCCGGGAACAGCGCCCAAGCCTCGCGCCAGTCGGCCCGGTCGTCGTTCAGCACCTTGCCGGTGCGTTTAGTCTTGGCCGCGCCCGCCTGGTTGCGCCAGGAGGGATCATACTCCACGCCATAGGGCGGGTCGGTGACCATCAGCAGGGGCCGAACATCCCCGAGCAGCCGCGCAACGACATCGGCCGCGGTGCTGTCGCCGCAGATCAGCCGATGCGCGCCCAGCTGCCAGAGGTCGCCCGGCACCGACACCGGCGTGACCGGCAACTCCGGAACATCGTCCTCGCCCTCGACCGGACCATCGCCGC